GGCAAGCTGAGCGAAGTGGTGATCGTGGGCTACGAATCGGACGGCTCATTGTATTTTGCAAGCACCCGAGCCAATGGTCCGGATGTGTTGTGGCTACTTAAACAGGCCGAGCAGCGTTTGCTGGCCATTGAACGGGAGATGAGAACATGACCATTAAAATTTTGAAGGAGAATTGAATGCGACCCGCTACCTTTTCAACAGAAAACCCGCCTTACCCCCTCGATTGCCTTGAAACCCGCGAGTACATCGCCGCACTGCGCCGACGCATTGAAGTGCAAAACGACCTCATGGAGTCCTTGGTGCTTCAAATCCACCAACTTAAAGGACAGAACCAAGAGCTTCAAACAGATGTGGAGGCACTCTGCCTTGATCTAGGCATCAAGGAGGGCCACACAGTCCACAGGTGGACAGAGGTGCCCAAATGACCACCAAGCAAACGCAAGAGGCCGCAGAGGCCTCCGAGGCCTCCACACTTTGGATGGGCCACGGACCACGGGCCATGGTTCAAGTGGTCTGCCTCACCGTTGACGGCAAAAAGATCGTGTGCCTCGGACCCGTGCTTCACCTGCCCTCAGCAGGCGTATTGGTAGGAGAAGTGCAAGAAGTAGAGTTTGGAGAACTCATTCCCGCCGATATGGCCGCCAACCTCCTCAACGGAGATCTTTCACGATGGATGGGGGTGCAGTGAGCCCCCAGGGTGCTCGATGCGGTTGTCCCAGCGGCGGCCGTTACCAGGATTGAGCGAAAAGCCTTGCCGTTCACGGCGAGGCCGCAAAAAAGCAGCGGTTTTGAAATTAAGGCCCCAGTGTTTCGAGCACTGGGGCCTTGTGCATTTACGGCGGGGAAAGACGAACAGGGGGTTTTATTGGGGTTTGTACCTAGGAAAAAGGGTCACGGACCACGGACCGGGGCAAATTTACACATATAGTAGGAAAAAATAGGGTCAAGTAGTTTTTTTTATTTTTTTTTTTGAAATTAGACGTAATTGACGTAATGGTGTAATAGTTGAATGAAATCAACAGGTTATATTGATACAGAACATTACAGGTGGTTGATAGGTGTAATTCTTCTAAAATGCGCGCGCGGTCGTTTTTTGTGTTTTTTTTTTTTCACTTGACCCTATTTAATCCTAACTAAAACCTCGAATTTGAACTCTGCTGAGGCTTTTGTTGCGTTGTCTGTAGCCTTGTTGCACAATGTAGCCATGAGAATAGAACAAAACATTCCTTTGCCCGGGGGCGTCGATCCGAGAGAGCGCTACCCGTTCCCCGATATGCTCGTTGGGGACAGTTTTTTGGTGGTGGACGCCACATGGGTCAAGAACCTGCGTAGCGCGGCCTACATGTACGCTAGGAGGCATCCAGGCACCCGGTTTACCTGTAGGCGTCACGGTGAGGGTTGGCGGCTCTGGAGGGTCTCCTGATGAGTCGGAGACAAACTAGCAAGGACGAGCGGTTCTTGGCAGGCAAAAGCATGGGTGGCAGGCCTGCGGTTGTTGAGGCCCGGATCACCGCACCGGTCAAGCCGCACAAGCCAAAGGTACTTCTGCCGCAGGAGTGGAAGTTTGTAGAGGAATTTGTTTCTGGCGATGGTCATGTGACCTTGAAAGAGGCGGCGCTGCGTGCAGGCTATTCTGAAGCATGGGCCAAGAACAAGTCCCGCGAGCTGACCGACCCCGACACCTCCCCACACATCGTGGCCGCGATCCAAGAGCGGCGGCGCGAATTGGGCGAGAAGTACGCCACCACGTTTGAGCGCCACATGCGGGACTTGCAGATCATCCGGGATCAGGCCCTGAGCGCTGGCGCATATGGTGCGGCCGTTCAGGCGGAATATCGCAGGGGCCAGGCCCTTGGCACGATTTACATTGACCGCAAAGAGATCCGGCACGGCACGATTGACAGCATGAGCAAAGAAGAGGTCATGCGAAAACTTGAAGAAATCAAAAAACTGTACGGGGGTGCGGCTGGCCCGATTGTCGACGTGACCCCTCGTCAGGTGTCAGAAGAGCCCGAACCAGAAGAGGAAAAACCCGATGGCAGCGAAACCCGAAGCGAACCTGTACAAGCGGATCCGGGAGAACACCCCCGATTGCCATTTCACCCGGATTGAATCCCGCGTAAATTTAGGCATACCGGATTGTCTGCTTGCATTCCCTCATGGCGTTTTTGTCATGGTGGAACTGAAAGTGGTCAAGCGTGGCCGAAAAGTAGCGCTGTCGCCTCATCAGGTGGCTTTCCATATCAAGCATGCCGACCTTCGGTGTCCAACCTATATTCTGGTTCAGCATCAACCGGCCGGGACGGCGCATGCAAAAAAGTCCGAGCTGCTGCTGTATTGCGGCGAGCAAGCCATTGACCTCATTAACCTTGGCATTGATACGCCAGCGCTCGCCCGTTGGCCGTGGACAGCGGTTTCTTGGTCAGAACTGCGAAAACATTTAGCGCATAGTTGATTTGTATGCTAGGGCTGTGCTACCCTCGCATCTGCCCGAGCTTTTTTTTGCAACCATAGAAAGAAAGAAAGATATGAAAACATCAGAATTAACCGGTCCAACCAATGCGCCGAAGTGACCGGGAGCGCTTGACGGTGGCTCGTCAGCATCGCTTAAGACAACAAAATCCGGGACCAATAGCAGAGCCTGAAAAAAAGAGCATGGTAAAAAAACTTTTTATTTTCTGGCTATTTCATAAAATAATTGGTGGTGGAAGTTGAACCTGGCGCCACTCTTTCTCGACGGTGACTACGTAGTTCACGCTGACAATTTCTCAAGGGTGTCCATATGCACCCACTCGACACGGTCGCCGTTCCATGCTACGGGCGCTATTTTCATGTGGCGTTTCTCGGCGAACCTCATCGCTTCGGCGGCTGTTGCTTGGTCGGAACATACGGGCAAACCCTGAGAGATAATCCGCCAGCGTCCTTCACTGGTGCTTAGATAAGCGGGCGGCGTTGCGCGTTCAACCTTGCGGCGCTGCTCTCGCTCCTCTACTTGCTTTCGTAGTTCGGCCGCCTGAATTTTGATTCGTGCGCGTGCTTCGTCGGTGGTCATGGGAGGGCTTTCAAAGTGAGAAGAATAAGACAGCTGCCAAGGCTATGCCTATGGCGATGGCTAGCAATAGGTCTAATGCTTTATCGATTTTCATGAGGCTCTTTTTAGGGTTAAGTGGGGGTGAGAGGGCTAGGCCGTGACTGAGGCCCGGTGAGCGCGTGTCTCAAGGTAGTCGTGGATTTTGTAGAGGCGTTGAATGTTGAATGTAGCGGCTTCAATCCACCTATCGAAAAACCCGTTGCCTGAGAGGCCGTCCATAAGGCCATGCTCGGCCCACTGGTCAAAATCCCCGCCAGTTACTTCATCAGCGTAAGCAGCCAGCAAGCAGTTGCACTGGTTAGCGTCCCAGTTAGCCAACCCACCCCATGACTTCACATCGGGGCTGTAGTAAGACATGAACCCGTCATAACTGGTTAACATCGACTTAGCCCTCTCAGCCAGGGCAGTCGGCAATACCTCACGTTTGACCTTGTAAAGGTCCTTGAGAGACACTTTAGCGAATATCCGATCTGTCGTGAAGTTGTACTCACGGGGACTGGATAGCTCCTCGAATTTGAGAGAGGGTATCCCCAGCCAAGCCCCGAAGTTCTCACAGTAGGCCTTAGCGTAGTTGGCGTAAACCTGCTTGTAGTTGCAGGTACGGGATAAGGCCATCTCTAAGCCCTCATTAGGGTTGCACCCGGTGTCCCTATCGGCGAACAGCTGGGTTACCGTCTGGTCCACATTGTCAGAATGCAGGCTGCTGTAAAAGCCCGAAAAGGGGATTAATGTTTGCATCATTTTGGGTTAACTCCAGTTATAAAAATAGACTGCCCAGGGCAGCAATAAGACCGCTGCGACGGCCAGGGATTGGAGCAGAGCGCGGGCCATCACTCGCCGTAGAAAAAGTGTGCGGCGTATTTGAGCAGCGTGTCCCCTGCGCCCGATTCATAATGATCAGTCCAGGGCGTGCCCCAGTCCTGATATTGCATATACGCCCGCGTTGGTTGCCCGTGTTCGCCAAGGTCTCCCAGGATGCGCACAGCCGGGCCACCAGTGCAAAGCAAAATTTCAAACTCTGAGGGTTTCACGTCTGATTCACCAGGCGAATACCAGCCAGAGCGCACTTGCACGGATAGCGGGTCTTCTTGGATGCGTTGATCTGCATCGTCTTGATCTTCGCACTCACCGGCAGCGGCGACCAGTTCGGCCAGCTCTTCGGCGTTTTCTTCGTTCCAGTCGCGCAAGGCTTCGCGGGCTTCGAGTTTGATAACGTTTGTGTAGTCGTTGGCCTCTGCCTCCAAGTCGGCCAGCTCATCGCGCAATTCTTCGAGCCGGTCATAATCGCAGTTGACAGCGGCGAGCATGTCCCGGATGCTGGATAATTGCGCGTCGGCTTGTTCTTTGGCGTGGTCTTGTGTCATGGTTTTACTTTCGTCTAGTGGATGATGCAAAGCGCACCGGATAGCCTTTGCAGGCTAGCCGCTGGGTTTTACGTGGTCAACGCTTCGATTTTTACGTCGGCGCGGGGACTTTCATGATGCCGCCCGTTGGTCAGGCTGATAATTCCACAATTTGCGTTGTTCTCCACGCATCGCCGGATATGGTGGTGAATGTCACCACCTGTTCTTCGAAGGTGCGCGCGCCGTTTTCCTCAGTCCAGCGAAGTAACGGCTGATTGCAGTAGACGCCTATGGTCTGTGTCGATCCGGCGTCAATGGTGGTGGTTGGCATATGCATTTTGTGCCTTAGTTGTTGATGTGGGTTATCTTAGTGGCTACGTGGATAGTTGACAAAACAATCTTTTCTATTTCAATGGGTTGCATGATAGTGGCAGCCTATAACCTACCGCAGTTTCTTTCACCCCAAATCAAGCCCGGCCGCGTGCCGGGCTTTTTCGCGTAGGTACATTACACAAGTCATAGGGTTATGCCTTTTTGGCATAAATGTTACCGGCCGCCCGGTAGCCGTCACTGGCACGCGGTCCCTGCTCTGCCAGCGCGTGAACCGTGGCCGGTGTACCGTACCGCGTGGCCCGTGGCCCGTGTCCCGTGTCCCGTGTCCCGTGTCGCCTAGCCGGGGACCGTGGCCCGCGAGCCGTGTTTATTCCTCTTTGGAATAAATGCCGCTTGATTCGTGGGCCGCGTGTCACTCAGCTGGTGCTCGATCCGTGGCCCGTGTTTATTCCTTTTCGGAATAAATGCCGCTGGCCCGGTG